TTCAATTATCACATCTTAAGCTACAACAAGTTATAGCTCGTATGGTACCTGATGGTGTGTTTGTAGATGTTGATGGTTTAGCTGAGGTTGACTTAGGTAACGGTACAAACTATAATCCTCAAGAAGCATTGAACATGTATTTTCAAACAGGTTCTATAGTGGGTAGATCGCTTACGCAAGATGGAGATCCTAATAGAGGCAAAATACCTATTCAAGAACTACAGACGTCTAGTGCTAACGGAAAGATACAATCACTTATAGGTACTTATCAGTATTATTTACAAATGATAAGAGATGTAACAGGGCTTAATGAAGCTAGAGATGGTAGCACACCAGATAAAGATGCTTTAGTAGGTATACAAAAAATGGCTGCTGCTAATTCAAACACAGCAACTAGACATATATTACAGGCTTCATTATACTTAACTGTTAAAGCAGCTGAAAACATATCACTTAGAATAGCAGATATGTTACAGTTTGATTTACTAGCTGATACATTAAAGAAATCTGTAAGCACGTTTAACGTAGGTACATTAGAAGAAATGAGTTCATTGAATTTATTTGATTTTGGTATTTACTTAGAACTAGAACCAGACGACGAAGAAATTGCTAAGTTAGAAGAAAACATTCAAGTTGCTTTACAATCAGGTCAAATATTTTTAGAAGATGCTATTGATATTAGACAAGTTAAAAACTTAAAATTAGCCAACCAAACGCTAAAAGTTAAACGTAAAGCTAAACAAAAAATGGATCAGCAAATTGCTCAGCAAAACATACAAGCTCAATCTCAAGCTAATATACAAGCTCAAGAAGCATCAGCAATGTATGAGGTTCAAAAGAACGAAGCAATGGCCGCTTCTAAATTACAAATAGAACAAGGTAAAGCAGGCTTTGAAATCCAAAAACTAGAGAAAGAAGCTCAAATAAAGAAAGAGCTAATGGAGATAGAATTTGGTTATCAATTACAATTAGCGCAAATGGAAAAACAAAACATGAGTACTAAGGAAAGAGAGATAGAAGATCGTAAAGATAAAAGAACAAAAATTCAAGCATCTCAACAAAGCGAGATGATTGCACAAAGAAACAATGACTCAGGTCCTGTAGATTTTGAATCAGGAATGGATGGGTTAGGTGGAATAGATCTAGCAAGCATGAGCCCTAGATAGTATTATTTATTAATTTTATATTATTATATTATGTCAGAAGAAACAAAAACAAATGATGAAGTGATAGCTTCGAACCCTATTGAAACAGGAGGAACAGCTGTAGAACAAAATCAAGCAGATTACAAAGTTGATTTAAAAACTGGATCAACTAAGAAAAAAACAGAAAAATCTAATATTACAAAAGTAGATTTAAGTAAAAAACCAGAAGCAGATGCCATTCCAATCGGAGAAACAAAGAAAGTGGTTGTGGGCGAACAAACCGGAGATAGCGTTAAAGTGGACGAACAAGTACCAGAGTCCAGCCAAGCTACTGAAGAGTTTACACAAATCCAAGAAGTAAGTAAAGAAGAAGTAAAACAAGTTGCTAGAGAAGTTAAAGAAGCTATTAGAGATGAAAAGGTTTTAGGTAAAGCATTACCTGAAAACATTGAAAAACTAGTTACTTTTATGGAAGATACTGGTGGTACTATTGAAGACTACACAAGACTTAACGCTGACTATTCAAAAATAGATGGCAATACGTTATTAAAAGAATATTATAAAAAAGCTAAACCTCATTTAAACGAGGAAGAAATAGGATTTATCATAGAGGATAATTATTCATATGATGAAGAATTGGATGAAGAGCGAGACATCCGCAAGAAAAAGCTCGCACTTAAAGAAGAGATTGCAAAAGCTCATGGCTTTTTGGACGATTTAAAAGGTAAATATTACGACGAGATCAAGTTGAGACCCGGCGCTACCCAAGAACAACAAAAAGCAACAGAGTTTTTTAATCGATATAATGAAAATCAGGAAGTTGCTACACAACAACACGAAGATTTTAAGACTAAAACTAAACAATTACTTTCAGATGACTTCAAAGGTTTTGATTTCAATGTGGGAGAAAAGAAATTTAGGTATGGTGTTAAAAACCCTAGTGAGGTTGCTGAATCTCAATCTAACATTACAACGTTTGTTCAAAAGTTTTTGGACAAAGATGGCGCTGTAACAGATCATGAAGGTTATCATAAAGCAATATACGCTGCTAGAAACGCTGACACTATAGCGCAACATTTTTACGAGCAAGGCAAAGCCGATGCTGTTAAAGATGTAGTTGCTAGTTCTAAAAATATAAACAACGATAGTAGGCCACAGCCTTCAGGAGATGTTTTTGTTGGAGGATTTAAAGTTAAAGCAGTTAGTGGTGCTGATTCAAGTTCATTGAAAATAAAAACTAGAAAATTTAACAATTAAAATTTAAAACAAAATGGGAATATTAACTCCTCAATTTGGTAGTTTACAGCCTTCACAAGCTCAACAAACTTTGGCTAACAACTACCTAAACTTCAACGGCGCTGCTGGTGGAGGGACATTTGCACAACAATACCTACCTGAGATTTATGAAGCTGAAGTAGAAAGATACGGCAATCGTACTATCGGTGGTTTCTTAAGAATGGTTGGTGCTGAAATGCCAATGACGTCTGATCAAGTAATTTGGTCTGAACAAAATAGATTACACATCGCTTACGATGGTGTAGGAAGAAACGCTAACAACGTTCAAATAAACATACCTGCTGCTACGCCTAGCGTATTAGCACCAAACATGACTGTAGTAATTATGGATCCAATTAACCCGTCTGCAACTGTGCACGCGATTGTTGGAGCTGTAGCTGGGCAAAACGCAAACGTTTACCCTTACGTTGCTGCTAATTTAGCTGGTTTATCACTTGCTGGATTAAAAGTATTTGTATACGGTTCTGAATTTGCAAAAGGTACAATTGGATCAACGGAAAACGTTACTCCTTCTTTTACGCAATTTGCTAACTCACCAATCATTATCAAATCTAACTACCAAATTAGTGGATCTGATACTGCTCAAATTGGTTGGGTTGAAGTAGGTGCTGAAGACGGAACTTCTGGTTTCTTATGGTACTTAAAAGCTGAAGGTGAAACTAGATTACGTTTCGAAGATTACTTAGAAATGAGTATGATTGAAGGTAAACTAGCTACGGCTGGTTCTGGTTTTTCTGCTAATCAAGGTTTAATACCTGGATTTGGTGGAGCTGCTGGTCCTGGTGGAGCTGCAATTGCTGCTAAAGGTACACAAGGTTTATTTGATGCTGTACAATCAAGAGGTAATGTTATGGCTGGATACGGCGGAACATTAACTGACTTTGATGCAATATTACAAAACTTAGATTCTCAAGGTGCTATAGAAGAAAACATGCTTTTCTTAGATAGAGGAACAGAATTAACGTTTGATAATATGTTAGCACAACAAAATTCCTACGGAGCTGGAGGTACATCTTACGGTGTATTTGAAAACTCTGAAGAAATGGCGTTGAACTTAGGTTTTTCTGGATTCAGAAGAGGTTCTTATGACTTCTACAAGACTTCATGGAAATACTTAAATGATGCTTCTACAAGAGGTGGTTCTGGTAACTTTACTGGCGGTGACAACATCGATGGTTTATTAGTACCTGCAGGAACTTCTACTGTGTATGACCAATTACTTGGTACAAACATACGTAGACCTTTCTTACACGTACGTTACAGAGCTTCACAAGCTGACGATAGAAGAATGAAATCTTGGATTACAGGATCTGTTGGTGGCGCTGCTACAACAACGGCGGATTTTATGCAAGTTTCTTTCTTATCTGAAAGATGTCTAGTAACACAAGCTGCAAACAATTTCGTATTGTTTACTGCTTAATATTTATTGTAATAGTTGCCCTCGTAAAAACTACGGGGGTAATTGTTACTCTTATTTTAACTTTTTAATTATATTATATTATGTCAAAAAAAACAAAGAAAACTCAACTAGAAGGTTGGGAAATAAAAGATAGAAATTACTTTCTTACAGGAAATCATAAACCTTTAACGTACACATTACCGTCTAAACATTCAGCTCGATATCCATTGTTATGGTTTAACGAGGAAACAGGAGAACAAAAAGCAATAAGATATGCTACTAATCAAGCAACTCCTTTTGAACAAGACCAAAAAGGCGAAGCTACGTTATCTCACATAGTTTTTAGAGATGGTTCTTTGACAGTTCCTAAAGAAATGCAATCACTACAAAAATTATTATCTATATATCATCCATATCTTGACACAAGATACACAGAGCATAAGCCAGTTGCTGAAGCTGAAGATGAATTAGTAGATTTAGAAATAGAAATTGATGCATTAAATTTTGCTAAGAACATTGAAATCGACGAAGCTGAAGCTATTTTAAGAGTAGAAAAAGGATCGGTAGTTTCAACAATGAGCTCTAAAGAGATTAAAAGAGATGTATTATTATTTGCTAAAAAACAACCTAGATTATTTCTTGACTTAGCTCAAGATGATAACGTTCAATTAAGAAACGTTGGTATCAAAGCTGTTGAAGCAGGTATAATTGATCTTTCAGTTGATGGAAGAGATTTTAAATGGGCTAGCAATGGTCGTAAGCTTATGACAATACCTTTTGAAGAACATCCATACTCAGCTTTAGCTGCATGGTTTAAAACAGATGAAGGTTTAGAAGTTTACAAAACAATAGAGAAAAAACTCTCTTAATCTGTAATACTAATATAGGGCTCGTTTACTCGGGCCCAATATTATAACAAAAATAAACAAATGGCAATAAACGTAGATACTGTCTACAAGACAGTCTTATTAATACTTAACCAACAACAAAGAGGTTATATAACCCCTTCGGAGTTCAACAAACTTGGTTCACAAGTACAGTTGAATATGTTTGAAAATTACGCTAGTGATTTAAATCAACAATATAGAGTGCCTCAAAATGATACTGAGTACGCTAATAGAGTTAAGAATATAGAAGAAAAAATTGACATTTTTAAAAAAATTGGAACAGCTAACTATAATACAGCAGGTTCTTTCTTTACGCATCCTTACGCGAGTGCAACACCTGTGTTTACACAAAATATACCTAATAATGGTACAGTAACTTATGTCACTAGTTATTCAGGTTCTATTTTTGATACTCAATGGAAAGTTACAGCTGGTGGAACTGAAGTTTATGATTATACTTTTACACAAAGCTCTACTAATACTACTTTTGTTTTCACAACCGCGCCTGTTGGGGCTTTAATATTTCAACTGTTTGATATAGATTTATATAGACTAGGTACCGTTATATACAATGACGCTAACGAAGTTCAAGAAATAAATAGAAACGAATGGTATCAAATCAAGAAAGCACCACTAGTAGCTCCTACAACTTCACAACCTGTTTATTTATATGAAGATCAAAAGATATATGTGTATCCAGCTACTATAACAAGCGCTATACAAGTTTCTTATATTAAAAAACCAGCTGATCCTATTTGGGGTTCTGTTACTGGGGCTTTAGGTCAATTTGTATACAATGAACAAACATCAACTCAATTCGAATTACATCCATCAGAGCAGACAGAACTTATATTAAAAATATTAATGTACGCTGGTGTTATTATAGAAGATCCAAGTCTAGTACAAATCGCTGTGGAAAAAGTACAAGGTGATGACATGAAT